TATGGATGCCATACACAATGTGCTCTATTGTCTTAAATATAGGACCGAGGACAACTTTGCACTTGTCCTTCCGGGAACATATCCATCTAGCGGATTTGAAGACATTACCAATTAACATAGACTCGCTCTTGATGAAGCCCATGATTTTACGGCGTTCCTCCCTATTGGGGAGGCAAGCATGGGTTTCAACATATATGCGCTCTAGTTCGGCTTTACGCGAGCCTGTGTAATTGGTGCTGTCCAACCACTCTTTGAAGGTCATAAGCCCACCCGCAGGAATTGGATTTAGGTGGGTGCGGATCCAATTTGCGACGAAAGCAGTGAATTCCGCGAGTATGATCGGGTCAATTGGGGGGAGGCTACGACCCAAACGACGTGTGAGTCCATCAACTTGTGTGTTAATGTCGTTTGAATCTCGCACGAATGGAGGAATGCCTTTAACACTACCAAATGGTAGTTTCCTCATCATCCGGCGGCGAGGGGTCACCTTACGTCCATGTGGGACGGTCAGGGTGACACCTTCTGCCAATGGCGTAATCGGGTCTTGTGGTACTTCTCCGACCCGTGCGCCATAGGCAAACTCCCTCACAGGTCCTTTTGGCCGGCCACCCCCCCTGCAAGGGATGACCGGCATAGAAAATCCTGCGGATTTTGGGCAATCACGCAGGCGAGACTATATGTGCCCTCAATGACGGATGGTAATATGCCAGCTGGGATATTGAGGGGCGCAGCCAGACGAAGTGCGACCTGGCGCCCGGTTTCGCGCACAGTGTCGGAATTGTTCCTGCACTCAACGAGGATCGCGCTGAGGAGATTGGGACAATAGGTTTCGGCGGGTTCCCACAGAGTGGCAACCTCGGTCTGGTCAAGAATTACCAGAATTAGTTTCTGGTAAGGGACAAATTTTTTTTGTGTCGGGGAAATCGAGCATATCAGTAACCGTCCCCGGCTGGCCATCAGCAAAGGGGACGTACGCACGGCTTGCCTTCTCCACCATTATGGAGTCGTCTTGAGGCAGCCAAAGCTCTGTGAACGGGGTGAAGTCAACCCCAAGTGATGATGCGCGCGCCTTGTAACGGCGGCACCATGAGCGGAACCGGAAAAGTAGGCCCATGGTTGCCTGGGTGATGAACATTGAGGCAACAAAAGACCAAGAACGAAGCGACAGAAAAGGGTCGAAAAGGGCATGGTAGAACCCGTGGGTGTATGTCGAGCCAAGAGCAACGACAGAGTACAACACCAAAAGGGCCGGAACAAGATTTAAGGCCCTTTCTTCGAGTATCTCTATATGTGCAATCTCGGGATTGGCG